GATAGCGCCGAACACCGTGCCGGTTGAATAGCGACAACAACTCGCGCAGCTCGCGCTCATTCTGTGAAGGCTTGCGCCCGGAGAAAGTCCTCAAGCGATACCCTCGGGAAATGCAGCGACGTAGAACGGCTGCAGTTGATGACGTTGGCCTGAATGCTTTTGAACGCATCGGCAAACCGCGAGTAGTCGGTGCACTGCCTCAGTGTCCTCGGATGCTTCCCGAAAAAATGCGTATTGCCCTGCATGTCGTACCCAAGCAGAACAATAGTCGTGGCGCCCATTAGGTGAGCCACGTTGATAGCCTGATACCCGGAGTTTCCGCCCCGGTGGATTACCCCATATTCGTCGGATAATCCCGGCTTGGATACCGAATGCCACACCTCCAGACCATCAGGAATCGGATGCGCCTGCTTGTCTTGCGTGATCTTCCTGCCGGTGACTTCAGTGTGCAGGGACCACCATTCAGCGTCAGCCGCGTACTTGATTGTTGCCCACGGAGCAAAGCGGTAGGCGTCGTTAACGGCTATCGTGTTTAGGTGTCGGACTCTCTCACAATCTTCTTGCGTGAGACTCGGCCCCGACGCGATACAGCACCAGACTTGTTCATTGGCGCCGGCTCCATCTTGTTTCGTGGAGCATTTTTTTTTGCCCATCCTTGTGCAATGGCAACTTCCGCAAGCTCGCCGTGCACCTCATCACCGGGGACAAATGTTCGTACGCGACGCTGCCCATCCGGGGCGCCTCGGAATGTTCTGATCACTTCTGCCATAAGAAAAACGGGGAGAGTTGCCCCTCCCCGCCCGTTCAGCTAGCTGCGCACTTGATTACCTTGATGGCATCGTCGTTGTAGACGATGCCGCCCTGGCGCTTGCGAACGTAGTACTTCACATAACCGGGGCTGGTAATCTGATCGACCGCTATGCGAAGGCCGATGCGATCCACAGCAAGATACCCCTCGGAGAAGTCACCGAACGCAATCGGGAATGCGATGGTGCCGATGTCCGGCATCGCTTCCATCTCGATGACAGGGTAGCCGTTCAGAGTTGAAGGCATACCCATCTGCAGGCTGCGCTGCCACAGGTAGTTGCCTTCCGAGTCCTTCCACTTCCGCACAACGCCGAGGGTCGACTTATTCATCAGCCACACGGCGCCCTGCCGATACCCCGGCTTGAGCTTATGCTCCAGGGTAATCAGCAAGTCCTGCGGGTATACAAACGGAGACGTGTACGCGGGAGTGCCGAGGGCATCCGCTACGCCAGTGGCGACATACTCCAGTTCGCCAAAGGTACGAGCAGGGGAGTCCTCATCGCCAGTCGACTCAGGGGTGCCAGCCACGAAGCCCGTGGGCTTGTTGGTGCCGTTCCCATCAACGAACGCTTCTCCCTCTGCCTTGGCAAAGGCCGTGGCAGTCTTGCGCACTAGCCAGTCCTCGACCGAGAAGAAGATATCGTCAAGCGACTCTTCTGTGGCCTTCGGGTAGGCGTACAGCGTGCCCATCGTCGGCTCGACTTCCGCGAGTTGCGGGGTCGTGCTTTCGCTGCGGGTGCCAGTCTCACCAACCCACGCAGCAGACTCGCCGTTAACGTCGATCAGTTCCTTGTAGTCAGAAGTGCCGACACTGACCACCCGGACAATCGAACGCATCGGGGAGATATCCTGCAGCTTCTCACCGATACGAGTGCTGATGACTTCGGGGACACCGTAACCACCCGCAGCAGGAGTGCCAGTAGACACCGCCTTCTGATTCGGAAGATCACGAGCCGCAGCCATCAGAGCCGCTTGCTTCTCCTGGTTGCGAGGATCACGGACCCACTCACCGAATGCATCGATGTGGGCGCGCTCTGACTTGGTGATACCCTCGCGCTCGCGCAGGGGCACGTCGCGGCTGGCCTCAAGATCGTCAACACGCTTTTCAAGGGACTGCTCTGCGTCCTTGATAGCTGTCTCTATAGAGGCAAGCTTTGCCTGGGTTTCGGAAAGTGCAACGCCATGCTTATCAATTTCTGCATCGCGCTTGCGGTCGGCTTCCTTCCACTGCGAGTCAAGCTCGCCAAGCTTCTGGAGTACTTCTTCAGTGCCGCTCATGATTTCACCTCTCGGATAGTTGCTGCACGTTTAATGATTGCCTCGACATCAAGTGAATCGCCAACCTCATCGTTGAGCTTGATGGCACCATAACCCCTAGCCATGAGGCGCTTAGCTTGGGACTGAGACAAACCCACCACATCGCGTAGAAGGCGCTCAAATTCTCTGGGACTGGCAAGCGCTTCTTTCACAGTAGTCACTTGCGCTTCAGCATTGGCCGGGAATGTCACAATCGACGTCTCCCACAAGTTCACATCCGACAGGCGCCAAACGCCCGCCTTTTCGTCGTATTCCTCACCACCCTCGGCAATTGAGTATCCAATAGACAAACCCTTGACCGCGCCCATTTTCAAAAGCTCGTAGACGTCGCGCCCCTTGGTGGTGTTGAGGGCAATCGTTCCTTTGAGCTTTAGGCCGTAATCGTCCTCGAACATCTCTGACCAAACGCCGATAGGCTCCTTGTGATCGTGCTGCCATAACAGAGCAGGCATGCTGCCCTTTTGCTTGTACTCGCCAATCGAACGAGCGAATGCCCCAGGCATCACAAGGTCCTTGTAGGAGTCCTCGACGTTGAAAACCGATCCATAGCCCTCAAACGAGCCATCCTCCGAAACCGCCTTGATCTCAAGCGGTCGGGTCAGGTGCTTCACTTTCACTGCTACCCTCCGTGCCGATGTTAAGCGGCTGCCTAAAGTCGTCGCCGCCTTCTCGGGGATTTCTACCCTCAATCTCGCGGCACTCATTTGGAGAAATTACGCCAGACTCGATGCCCGCACGGTAGCCCTCCATGCGCTCTTTGAATTCACCGAGCGTAAATTGATCGGTATCAAAAACCACTTTTGTCTGACGACGCCCAGTCTGGACTAACTCTTTAACGATAGTCTGACCGATCCGATTCAATCTGGGATTTAACGAAAACCTAACAAACGCCCGCGACAACTGCTCTAACCCACTACCCCAGGTAGTCGACTTTTCAGTGTCATTCAGCAGGAACAGCGGCACGCCAAATATCGCCGCAATCTGCTGCATCTGGAGCTTTCGCGACTCTATATATTGAGCGTCTACCGCAGACAAACCACCCATCGGGTGAATCTTCGCCCCATGCAAAACGGGAACCTCTCCCGCATTCTTTGCGCCAGAAAGTTTGCTTTTCACCTCGGCGCGGAAGTCCGCTATCTCGTCCTCGCCTAGCGGCTCCTCTAGTTCAATCCAGTTTCTCGTCTGTAAGCCGTTCTTGTACGAGTTAACCGCATGCTTCTCTAGTTGCATCGCCAGAGATATGCCATCCCGGTGATTTGCGATGGTCGACTGCCCCTTGTATCCCTTGGACCCGAAGTTGCGAAGATGGAAAATTGACCTTGCGTCATACACTCCAGCAAGACGATCATCAGCACTTGCTGTGTATCGGAGCGTCCAATCTTGAAGCATCTCTACTCCGACCTGATCGGCCTCCAGCGGGAGTAAGCGAATCACCTTCCCACGAGTGTTCCGCCCCTTGTACAGATATCCATTTCCTGCAAGTTCAGACCAGTGCACAAGCGTTGATATCAAGTCGTGCTGAGTTTGAAACGGGTTAGGCTCTGCTAGCAATTCTGCGACGTCATGCGACTCGACATTGACCCACGAACCACCCTGGCGCTCGTGAATCTCTATCGGAAGTTGCGCGATAATTTCAGAAAGCAACCGGACACACGCCCACACCGTAGACTGGCGGCGAGCAGTGTCCTCTACCACCCGCACCGCGCCATTTTGATCCTCGTCCAAGAGGTACAGAATGTCGGATATGTCAACCGACTTCTTGCGCGGCGCCTCGTCCTGTTTCTTGCCGAATAGTTTCATATGAACGCCACACTAGGCTTGCGCTTCTGCGTAGTTTCAGACGCGACGGCAGCATTTAGCGCCATCGCTAGCGCCACCATCCCGTCTATCCGGCCAGTGGCGCGCTTCTTGTTCAATTTCCTGTTCCCTGCTGGATCTGAGTCCACAACAGCACTCGCCGCGTTCCACGTCAGGATGGGGTGCCCGCCATGACGGATATCCCCATTTATCAACGCAGCCTCTAAAATTTTAGGCAAAGAGGAGTTTATCTTGAAGCGCTCCGAAGCATATATCGGTGTGCTTATCGATGATTTGATCAATAAAGGCACGGAAGAGCCCTATCGCATGTTTACCTCCCG